ACATACTTAGTTCTTGATGGAAAGAACAGATGGTACATAGTGAAACAAGTAAGTATGAAGGGGTGGAAAGCCCTTAACTTTACTCATACTGAACTAGGGTATGAAGAAGAGTTTTATGAAGGTAATGGAGTTGCTATGTTCAAGTCTATGAATCCAATGAGAGTTAAGAAAGTGATTACTAAACATGAACTTAGATTACAGATGTTTAACATATTGAAACATGGTGTCCTACAAGGGGATTAATCAACATATTAAAATAAAGGATATGAAATGAGAAGAGAAATAGAAGAAGTTATTGAAAAGTTAAATGAAGCAAAAACAAGAGCTGATGAAATGAACATTAGAAATGTATATAGCTTAGAGTTAAAAAAGCAAGTTGTATATGTATTTGACAGCATTTGGACTGGAGGTGTAACTGAGTTTGAAAACCTATTAGGTGTGAATCCATGTACTATAAATAAATGGAAAAAGATTATCGCTGGTCATGTAAACGTAAGAGAGGTAAAGCATGGTAAGACATCTGTTAGATATGCTATCAGTACAAAGATTGAAGCTGTAGAGCAAGTGCTAGACAATGGGAAGAGTATAGCAGAAGTATCACGAACAATGGGTATGAACTCTATGTCAGTAGCTAAGTGGATTAAAGACTATCAAGATGGATTATTTTCACTAGACAATGTTGTTCAAGTAAGTAGAAAGAAGTTCAGAAGTTATGATGCAATCATAGGTGAGATTACCAATCTTGAAAAACAACTTGAAGAGAAGAAATCTGAAGCCAGAAAGGCATTAGATGAAGAATATGCAGAAAAGTTAAAAAGATTGTAACATGAGACAGAAGGAAGATAGATTTAGATTCACTGCTCATGCTTTAGAGAGAGCTTTGGAACGTATGTTAGAGCTAGAGAAACCATACAGTGTTAAACAGTATAACAACGTTAAAGAGTTGGTACTTAAGAACATAGAATGGAATAGCTTTGACTGTAAGTGGGTGTTACCTGATTATGGGTTAGAGTTGGTGATAGAGAGTGACAACGTAGTTACTATCGCTCCAGCATCTGATGTGGTAAGTGAGACATATTATGGTGCTCAACCAATCAGTAAGTTTAAAAAGATATTCACTAAGAAGTGCCTTAGATTAGGTAGAAAGAGAAATGCTAAAAATAGAGAAAAGAAAAAGGATAAGTAATGAACGTAGAACAAACAAAAGAACATGGTGATGTAATTAAGTGGTGGATAGATAATCCAAACTTGAGTGTATGGGTTAAAGATAAGTATGGTGAAACAACTAATGGATGGGAACTAACAAATATTCCTACATGGGCTTTAGACTATATGTATGTTCAGAATGATAAGTATGCAGAGCTTAGAAAAGCTCAAGCTGATGGTGCAACACTTCAAGTAAATACAATAAATGGATGGAAAGACATTGAACCAAGCAGACATATATCAGCAGATGAGATTCGCATTAAACCAGATGAGCCTAAATTTAAAGTTGGTGATTGGGTTAGATGCATTGATGGAAGTGATGAGGTAGAGATATTCATTATTGATGATGAAAATATTTACAGTAGTGCATCAGATAGTTCTTATGAATTATGGAAACCAACTGAAGGTAAACTTATAGTGCTGGAGTATGGTGAAGATACGTGGATAGTAAAACCATATTCTTATGACTTTACTGAAGAAGATTATATTAAACCACTAGAATTTATACAAACGTTAAAGGATAAGTAATGAGTGAAGAAATAAGCGTATTTGTAAGTAAGATTATAGGTGATAGTTTGGTTAGTAACACTAAAGAGAAAATAACCAACTATAAAGACTACTACAAGTTTTTAGAGTGTGACATATTTGATGTAGTTACGATTGATTGGAAAGGTTATCAGTTATCTCTCTTTGTAGATGATGAAGGACTATTAAAGAGTGGTAACTGTGGTAGAGAGATTGAAGGTACTTGTCAACCACTGTTTGGAAACATTGTTGTATGTGGTGGAGTAGATGAGGAAGGTAATACTATGAGTGTTCCTATTAAGATGCAGATATTAGACCTTATGGATATCATTGGTGATATCAAGTATGTGGTGAAGTAGATGAAACAGTTAAGTGTAATGACAGCTAGTGCTGTTATGAATTATCTAGTAAACATACAGAAGAATACATTGTTTTCTATTAGTGTGTTGCTAGAGTTGAACATAGGTGAAGCAAGAGAGATAGTGAGAGGTAGTAGAGCATTTACTAAAGAGGAGTATCTAAAGTTGGTTCAAGAGTTTGAAGAGCTAGAGTTTAAGATAGAATATTTTGAAAATGTAAAAGGAAAACAAGATGGGAATTAAAGAACAGATGAAAGAGTTTAATGAGAACAAACCAACTATTGACATTAAGCTTGATGTATGTGAAGATGGTGTAGGTGTTGAAATAACTAGCGATAGAATTGGAAAGAGAGAAGTATTTGCAATATGTGGTTCACTACTTAATGGATTAGCTGATTCTAATGATGTTCATGTTGTAGAGGTGATGAGAGAAATGACAATCATAATGATGACTAAAGATTTATCATCAAGAGGAGATAAGTAATGATTGAGTATCAAGGATGTGAGGTATACACAGTAACTACTGGAAGAGATAAGGTAACTTTAAATGCAGAGCAGATTAAAGAGATTCAAACCATAAGAGTAGCTGATAGTCCATTGGATGAGTTGAGAGATACTATTGATTCGTTTAACCATTCTTTGGATTTCATTGAAGATAGAATTGGAAACATTGAAGAGTTGATTGATGATGAAGAGACTGAAGCTCATCACTTAATATCTGAACTTGAAGCCATTAAGGGAGAACTAGGAGCAATAAGATGAAAGTTGATGAGTTGTGGGAAAGTATCTTTAGTTTTGATACTTACTCTAAAGGTGGTGAATACAGTGCAAGTGATATATCTTCTGAACCATTAATAGCCAGACTTAGAAAAGAGTTTGGTTCTAGTGGTATCAAGTGGGAAGATAAGAAGAGTGCTTTTGTAGGTACTTCAATCCATGAGAGAATAGAACAGTGGGTTAAGTCAGAAAATGATTTTGGTGAAACCAATATGGAATCAGAAGTTAAGCTGAAGTTTAAGAATTTAAGTGGTACAGCAGATTTAATCTTAGATGGTAAATATATATTGGATTTTAAGACTGGTGGAGAGAAAAGTATTCAGAGTAAGATTAGAAAGCCTGATGATTGGATTAAACAGTTGTCTATATACTCATATCTCCTCTCTAAGCAACGTAAACAGAAAATGAATACCAAAGGTTACATAGCATGGTATTGTGTTGACAATGGCAAATGTGGAGTGACTGAATTAGAGTTGTTAACAGAGAAAGAAACCATAGCTATGATTAAAGAGTTTATGGTTCAGATGAAAAAGAAACCAAGTGAACTAGATAGATGTAAGTTATGTATTCAGTTTATGCACAGATGGTGTGGTGTTAGAAAGCATTGTCCTTTTTGGAGTCCTGATTCAGAGAACGATAGTAATGTCGACGACTGGTGAGATAAAAAAAAGAAACATCTCACTTCATTCCACTACACTACATAACATAACATTACATCTCATTACATAATACCAATGAGAAGTCAATGAGAAGTCAATGAGAAGTCAATGACTATTTAGTACTAATTAAGTATGCACTAAGTATGCATATGATAAGATTAAGTTAAATTATAAAGGAGAGCTAAAATGGCTGATAAGAAGAAAGTTAGAATGACTTTACTTCTTGATAGCGACACGATAGAAATACTACAGAGATATTCGTTAAAGACAACGGGAAATCAAAGTGTAAGTATGGCTGTTAGAATGTTAGCAAAAGAATATGAGCAAAATACAACTGAGAAAAAAACTTGAAGTTATACTAAGTCAATGTTTGTCAAGTGATGATAATAAAATATCTGACCTAGACCATATTTCCACATGGACATTTGTGGAAAACAACAGAGGAAACAAAGGTGAGTTACATCTATATGGTTTAACAAGATATGGATACTCAAATAGAGCAGTGTATAGAAGACTGAAACCAATGACTGTTAATCAGTTTTCTGAACTTATAAGTATCAAGAATGAGTATAACGAATTGTGTTCAAGTGGTGACTTGTTTACAGAAGAGGAAACACATACTAGTGAGATAAGTTGTCCTAGTTGTGGAGAAAGTGGATTAGAATGTTACTGTGGAGATGATGATGATTAGCAATAACGAAGAATTTGAGATAAGCACTTACATATCAGAGTTGAAAGAACCTGATGAATTTTCTGAAGTAGTAACCAACATCTTAGACCATCTTGATAGGTTTGGAGATATATCAAAAAAGCAAGATACAGTACTTGTCTCGTATCTATTGAATACAGTAAGGGCTAATGATGAAACTAACAATTGATGATACTGGTATTCATACTAAGCTCATTATAACTAATGGTTCAAAGACTCTTCTAACGAAGCAAGGTAAATCCATTAAGAGCTTACTAAAGTTTGTATTCAATGGTACGAAGAAAGAGAATGTGAAGGAATCTATTATGGAACTTCAGAGTATACATAAGTTTATGGTTAATGCAAAAACAACCATAGATATTAAAGGAGATTAGATGGCAGTTACAGATGATTATAAAAAGTTAAAGTCTAAAGATAAGGTAGCTTTATTTACTGAGTTGTTTATCCTAAAAGAAGATAAAGCTATTATTGATAAACGTATCAAAGAGTTAGAAGCTGGTTACAAAGAAGAGATAGCTGTTCACAGTGCAGATGTATTCTATGAGTTACCTAATGGTTTAAGATTCTCTATCAAGAAGAGTATTCGCAAAGGTGGATACAACACTAAGTTAGTAGATGAACTTATCATTGATAAAGGGTATGAGATTGGAGAGTTTAAGAAAGCAGATACAACTATTATGACTTTGAGAAAGGACAAGTAATGTTGTATCAAAAGAAATTACTGTTTGGTTTCATACCATACTGGGTTAAGTTGTCTATTGTTGAAGCTAGAGTTAGAGTTGAAACACTTGAATCGTTAGATGCTTTTCTTTGTGTGGAGTGGAATAATTGGAAAGATGAAGAGTGTGAATGTGATGGACATATATACCCATTTGGATTCAGAGATGCAAATAAATAAAGAGAAACTAAATCCTATTGTAAAGGATGTGATGGAACTTGTCTTGAACATTAAAGATGATATTCCTGAGAACTTAATACTGATGATGATTAACTATTCTTTTGCAGAGATGACTTCTAATCTTAGAGTTAAACTAAAGCTTTATGATGGAACAGTTAAGCCATTAAACAACTACACTTATATCTTTGCTCCAAGTGGTGTAGGAAAAGACTTATCACTTAATGCTTTGAACAGAATCTTTGTTGATAGCTTTAAAGGTAAGATGCAGAAAGGTTTTGATAAACACAAGAGTAAGTATTGGGAAAAAAGAACCATGACTCTTGTTGATGAAGAGTGTGAAGATGTAGACAATGCTATTAAAGAAGAGATGAGAATGGTTTCACCTTTTAGTTATCGTATAGCTAGTGGTACAGAAGCTGGAATCTCTAAATCAAGAGTAACATATGGTTACTACGATATCGGAGCTATTAACCTAGTTATTGATGAGCTGGGAGCTAACTATGCAAACATAAGAAGTCTTATTGCTTTGATGTTATCAAGCTATGAAGATGGAGACACAAATGGTAGACAACTAAAGAATGAAAGTGTTATATCTGTTAAGGGTGTTCCATCTAACTTTTTAGGTTACTCTAGTCCAGCTTTAGTTTTTGATGGTGGTATTACAGAGAAGAGTTTGTTTGATGATTTGAATCAAGGTATGGCTAGAAGAAGTTTCTTTGCATTAGTAGAGAAGCCAGAACAGAAGAAGCTTACTGCTAAAGAGAGAGTAGCTAAAGCTAGAGAGAAAGCTGACCACAATGAAGGCAAGATTAAAGAGATGAACATATACTTTGCAGACCTAGCTGGAAAGAAGAATATGTATAAAGAGATTCCTATGACAGAGGAAGCTGAGATACTTATAGCTGAGTATCAAATCAAATGTGAAGAGATTGTTGAAGCCAATCCTGATATCCAAGAGCAAGAGAGATTAGAGTTAATCAATCGTAGCTGGAAGGCTGTTAGACTAGCTGGTGTATATGCTTTTATCTCTAACAAAGATGAGATAGATGCAGACAGTGTTCACCAAGCAACTTATGTAGCTGATGTTAGTGGTGAGAGTTTCAAGAAAGTAATGAACCAACCTCCAGTATATGAGAGAGTGTTTAACTTTATCAAAGACAGAAAGAAAACTTCTGATGTTGACTTAGAAAAACAAGCATGGTTCAGTGGAAACAAGACACATAAGAGAGACTTACTATCACTTGCTAGAGCACATGGTTATGAGAATGACTACTTGTTTAAGCTCAAAGAAGTTGAAGGTGTTGAGTTCTATTCGTTCACTGAAGTACCTAAGACTGATATAGACAATATTCATATCAGTATCTCTAAAGATATCACTAAGGGATTCAAGCCAAAGAAAGTTCCATTTGATGTATTGCATGAAGTTGTATGTAGTCCTGATTGGAACTACAGTGCTGGTACATTTAAGAAAGGTCATAGAAATAAAGCCAACTATGAGAAGAAGCAGAACCTAGTTATCATTGACATTGACGAAGGTATGGATATGGCTACTGCTAAGATTATGTTTAGTAATTATAAATGTATGATAGCAACAACTAAGTCTCATCAAAAAGATAAGAATGGAAAAGTTTGTGACAGATTTAGATTAATCTTTATTACAGATAGAACCATTAAGCTAGACAGTGAATTGTATTCAAGATTCATGGCTAATGTTTATGAGAGTCTAGGTGTTCCAGCAGATGAGAGTTGTAAAGACTCAAGTAGATTCTATTATGGTGCTGAAGGTGAGCATTGGTACTCAGAAGGTACAAAGCTACTAGAGATTAGTGACTTGATACCAGATACAACTAAGGAGAAGGAGAGAAAAGTTCTACTGTCTAGTAGTGGTATTGGTTCAACTGATGGACTAGAGAGATATCTACTAGAGGAAGCTATAAAAGGAAACAGAAACCATCAGTGTTTGAAGTATGCTGGATTCTTATATAGTAATGGATATAGTTTGGATGATGCTAAAGAGAAAGTGTTAGCATTTAATGACAAGATGCCTGAGAGTTTACCTGAGAAGGAAATCAAAGGTACTGTGTTTAAAACATTGGAGAAAAAATATAATGACTAAAGAACAAACATTAGAAAAGATGGCTAATCAGAAAGAAAGAATTGAGGAGCTTGAAGAAGAGCTGGAAGCAAGACCAGTTAAGATAGAGACTGTTGAGGTTGTTAATGAGATTGTCATTGAGAACAGTGGTCAAGGTGGTGACATTGGAGCACTAGCTAAAGCATTGTCGTTGTCTCAAAAAGATTTTGAAGCAGTGAAGAAAAACAGTGAAGCTCATGCTTATAACTTTGCAGATATTACAGCAGTGTTAGCGGCAAGTAAACCAATCTACACTAAGAATCATTTGTCTATCATACAGTTGAATGTATCTAAGATGCTTGGTAAGACTCCTCTAGTTGGAGTGAAGACTATCTTAGCTCATGCAGAAGGTGGATGGATTAGTGGTGAGGTTTATATTCCTACTCTAAAAACCAAGATGAATAGTCTGGTTCAAATGGCTGGAGTTAACATCACTTATTTAAGAAGATATGGAATACAATCTATCTTAGGTTTATCAACAACTGATAATGATGGTTCAGATAAGTAGAAAGTAAACTAATAGTACGATATGTTAATTAATCAGAAACAAAAGGAAATAAAATGGCAGAAAATAAAGGCTTAAGTGCAGAATGGTTAAATGATGATGAAGATGTTGAAGAAGAAACAGAAACAGTATATACTGGTGGTGGTGAGTCTCCTTACATGGAAGGTTACAGTGTTCAGAATGTAAAGATAACTATGGCTAAACGTATTACTATTCCTAAAAAGAAAGTAGAGTTTATTGAGATTGACTTCATCAACAAAGATGGTAAGACTCACAGAGAGAAGTTTATGATGAGAGGTAAAGATGGTAAACCATTTTATACTTATCAAGGTAAAAAGAAACAACACTTTGGTGTTAGTAAAATCAAATCTCTTATCAAAGTTCTAGGCTTATATGAAGATGAGAAAAACCTTATGGCTGCATTGTACTCTAACACTGAAGACAGTGATGTTACTTATGAAGAGTATGGCAAAGAGAAGACTGAAGAGTTCACAGTGTTCACTGACCTGATTGATGCTAAGTTAAAAATCTGTATCTCATCTAAGAAAGAGAATACTCAGATGGGTAGTGATGATGAAGATGACCAAGCATATGTTAAAGCTTGTATCAAAGCTACTGAAGCTTACAAGAAAGCTAATCCTAAGAAGAAATCTCTTAAGAAGTTTTCTAAAGATGATGACTACATCAATGTGTATAGATGGTTCACTGTATCTGAAGTTAAACACTTCTGTTCTACAACTGGCTTGTTTGGTTCAGAGATGGAAGATGGTGAAGGTGAACTGTTACAGAAGTTTATTGATGCAAATGATGAAGGCTTAATCTTTGAAGGTCGTACTCTTATCGCTGAAGACCTGACTGAGAAAGAGCAGAAGAAGTTAGGTATCAATGAATGGGGAAAACAAGTAGACCCAGATGAAGATGGTGATGATGACTACGAAGAGCCTGAAGAGGAAGAAGAAGAAGAGGATGAGGAAGAAGAAGCTCCTAAGAAGAAAACTTCTAAGCCTAAAGCTGAAGAGGAAGATGATTCAGATGACGACTGGTAGTCCAGTAGTTTATCGTTACCAGAAGAACATACCTAAGTCTGGCAAGTCTGTAATAGACTTCGCTGGACATAAGTTGTGTCATAGAAACATTAAGGCAGATAAGTCTGACCTATTGGTTCATGTTGAATCTGGTATTGTTTTAAGGTCTTATCCAAGAGACACAGATAGAAGTGTGGTTCTAAATGATATGGCTAAAAATATAGAAAAGCTAGACCACTTCTTAGATAACACTGAGAGCTATGAAATTCTTGACTCAAAGCCTGAGTTGCATAAACAGTTTAAAGAGCCTGAGAGTATCTTAGCTAAAGTCTCAGCACCACATAACTTATCTCACTTAGATGTTAAGCCTATTCCAAAAAAACAAAGTGTTAAAAAATCATATAATCTAAAGGATGCTACATGGTAGAATGGATAAAAGATGGATTAGTATTGTCAGATAACCCTCCACCTCCTAAACTGTGGGGATTTGTATATCTTATTACCTACACTAATGGTAAGCACTACATTGGTAAGAAACAGTTTTGGTCAGTGACTAAGAAGCCATTTGGTAAAAGAAAGTTAGCAGAGATGACTGATGCTAGAGCCAAGAAGTATGAGATGGTTACTAAAGAGAATGACTGGAGAAAGTATGTTGGCTCAAGTAAAGATACTAAAGGTTTTACTATTAAGTCAAAAGAGATACTTGAGATATGTTACGATAAACTAAATCTTACTTACTGTGAAGTGAAGTGGATGATTAAGTTAGATGTACTCACTGATGATACCTATGTTAACTCAAACATCTTAGGTAAGTTTTATTCTGGTAAAATTAAAAAAGGAAAGTAGATGATAGTTGAATGTCCACAATGTAGCACTCAAAGAGAAGTAACTAGAGATAGAGGTACTGTTTGTAGGACTTGTGCTATACAAAATAGAAGAGATGCACTTAACACAAGAGGTCTTCCACATAAGATACATACTGATAAAGATGGTAAGAAAGTCTCTATGTACTTAAGAGTGTGTAAGTGTGGAGATGAAAACTGGGTAGGTTATATTCCAAAAGAAAACCAAGAGTGTCGTAAGTGTTCAGCTTCAAAATTAGGATATGCAATGAGTCAAAACAATCGTAAGCCAGATGATGAGAAGAAAACCTATGAACATAACTGTACTGGATGTGGTAAGGTTAGACATTTAAATTCAAATCCAGATAAGAGAAAGACTACTCTATGTATAGACTGTTCTCGTGGTACAAAAAAAGTTACAGACAAGAAGAGATACTTTGCAACTTGTCCAGACTGTCCACCAGAGACAGCAACTAGAGAGATTTCACAATCATCTTTCTCTCAGTATGGTTCGGACACAAGATGTCGTAGCTGTGCTGTTAAAGCTAAACCAAAAGTATATAGGAAGTCAGCTATGCAAACAGTAAAACAAAGTAGAAGTCTTAGTAAAAATTCTTCTGTTCCCAAAGAAGCACTTGCTAAAGTTAGAGAAATAAATCGTCAACATAGAGAAGCTCAGAAAGGTAGACCAAAGCTTATTACTCAGACCAAGAGTGAAGAAGATATGGTTAAAGAGTTCTTGAAGAAGAATAAACCAAGTGTAGTTATAGATAAGAATGAACCAATACCTCACTTTGTAATTGGTGGGTTAGGTTCTGGTACATCAGTGTTAGGAGAATGATATGATTAGTGAAGAGTTGTTGAGTTTGGTTTTAGGTGAAAAGATACAGCACGTAATCTGCCATAGAAAAGATAACCATATTGTGACCAGCGGTAATAACGAAAAACTTAATTTAATAAACCTAGATACTCTAGGTAGACTATATAAAGAGTGGTGTGGTAAACAAGGTTATGTATTATTCTCTGACTGTTATGGCACTCTAGATATATACCTACATGGTGCAACATACCCAATAGATAAAAAAATTACAAGTAAACTATGGGACATTACCGAACTAAAAGCAATTATAAAAGCTACTGAATGGGTAGCTAAAGAGAAAGGTTTACTATGATAGTTAAAGTATTTAAAAAGATAGGTTGGATTATATTTCTAGCAGTTGGAACTTTAATTGGTTTCACATTAAAACAAGGAGAGTTAAATGAAAGGTGAAGTTGGATTTAAAGAGAGAATGCACAATGCTAAACAGATTAAAGAAAAGAAGACTGCTAAGAAGAGAAGAGATAGTTTTCGTGACTATGGAGAATATCCATCAGCTCAATATACAAAAGGAGTATAGATGAAAGCAGTAATTGAACAAGATGAAGATGGTTTCTATGTGGCAAAGGTTGATGGTAAGAGCATTACCAAGCAGAGTAACATTGTATCAGCTAGTAAGAAGTTGTATGCTTATTTAAAAGGACAGAGCTAATGATTAAAGCGATAGTAGAAGGGTGTGAACCAACAAGAGGTTCAAAGTATAGTGCTTGTATAGATTTATATGCAAGTGAAAATGTTGTCATAATGGCTGGTGATACTAAGTTAGTTGGTCTAGGTGTTGCTATAGATAAGTTTAAACTTGCAGATGCTGTATGGTATCTTGGTGATTGTGATAGAGAGACACTAGACAATGAAGTATCAAAGTTTAAAAGTTCTCACTACCTACAACTCATGTTGAGAAGCTCAATGTCTAAGCATCTTGTGATTGCTAATGGTGTTGGTGTTATTGACTTAGATTATGAAGATGAGATTAAAATTAGATTACATTTACCACATAGCTTAAAGCCAGATGGTTTTTATCAGTATGGTATTAACAAAGGTGATAAGATAGCTCAGATAATTTTACTTGAGCATAAAAGTGATTTGTTTGGAGTGTCCACTGATGCTAAACGTACTGGTGGATTCGGTTCAACTAATAAAGGAGATAAAAATGAAGTGTCCTAAGTGTGGTCAAGATACTGTAATAGAGACAGAAAGAAGACCAGATGGAAATTCTAGTTGTATGTGTGGATTCAAGGGAAAGACTATTGATTTCATAGAGATAGACAATGGCTCAAGTAATATAAAAACACTTGACAAAGGTGACAAGTATAGAAAGAAAGTTCAATCAACTACTATAGATGTGTATGATGTGCTTATGGCTTTTGAAGTAACCAATCCAGCTGTTCAACACGCAATTAAGAAGTTACTTGCTGGTGGTAAGAGAGGTCATAAAGATTTGATGACAGATTTAGAGGAAGCTCACTGGTCTATTCAGAGAGCTATTGAACTTGAAGAGTAATAGTTATCTGTATGGTGATGCAGAAGTTCCAGAGATACCAGCAGATATTATAATGAGAAGAGTAGAGCTTCTGGAAGATAATCTTTGTGAACTTCTAAAGACACCATATCAGACAAGAGATAGTGCTAGAGTTGCAGCAGTTATGAAAGCCAGAACATTCTGGACAAGTTTAAATAATAAGGATATATAATGAGTAAGAAAAGATTTGCAAGAAATGAACCCACTGCGTGTGTTGGAGATACTTCTAGTGCTACAAAAAAAGAGTTAATAGCTAGAGAGAAAGCTGAAGTTAATGGCAATAAAGCAAGACTAAAGAGAGCGAAGAAGTATATGAACACTCTCAAGAAAATGTCAAGTGACTATGATTACAATCAAAATCATTTATCAGAAATGGTTGGTAGTGTATATATGAAAATTGATTCACTAAAAGGATATATAGAAAATAGTGAAAATAGAATAAAGATGTTTAGAAAAAGGAAAAAGCAGTAGCCTAGTAGGCATAGTCCTCACTAGAACCAGATGATTCAAACTCATCAAAGATTCGATTGTTGATAGCTTGTATCTTTTCAAGTTCATCTTCAATCCATCTGTCTACACCAAACTCTTCATCCTGACCCATTTCATCTAGTAGGTATACAATACCATTGGCTAGTGAATCAAGTCTGTCATCATGTTTCAACGACTGTCTCTCTTTTGTTATGTGAGATAATTGAAACGTAAAAGAATTTTTAGTAAGAGCTTGTTTATCTTTTACTAAAGTGTCTTTATCTATGACAAGTCTATGTTGGTTTAGTAATGGTTCTAAAGTCTCAATGATTCTAATCTCTTTCTGACCACTAACATTAAACTCATCTAGTCCAGTCTTAGGACTTATTCTCTTAAGGTGAGGTTCTAGCATCTTAGTAAACATACCACCACCCCAGTTCTCTTCTATAACAGCAACTTTGATTCCATGATGTAAACATAATCTTGCTATATTCTCCATGTTCTCATCTTCAAAACCACCTTGTAGACCAGTTATCTTTTTGATAAACAATCTAGTGTTCAGAGAGTAGATTATAGATAGACCTATCTCATCTTTACCTTTACCACTAGGGTCAATAGATAGTATCTTGTTGTCATAATCAGCTCTCTCATCTGAAGCAAACAGTGGAGAGAATAACTTATCAGCCTTGAATCCATTATGCTTAATATCATACAGCATATTGTCTGGCATAGATGAGTATCCAATTTTCAATGGAGCATCTTCATCTGACACATCATCAACTATAAAGTCACCTAGCTTCAATGGATGCTTAAGGTCGTCAGCTTCTGATACGTCACACATATACTGTAGTTTAAAGTTAGACTTACCAATCTTTAATTCTTTGGCTCTAAGAAAGTCAGCATCTAGTCTTTCATCAACTGGTTGTCCGACTAAGCTAGGGTCTTTATCTAAAGCTTCTTGTATGAATGGTGCTAAGAATCCCATATAAACAGAGGGGTCTTCAGGGTATCTAGCTGGAACTATAAAAGCATGAGTACCTTTATCTATCCAGTCTAAGTATAGAGAGTTCTGGCTATGTGGAGTTGCTAGAGTTAACGATTCATCATATCCACTCATTAGCAAGTTGTGTGCTTCATTTACTGAGTGTTCAACTCTTTCTGTTAAAGCCAAAGACTGAACAGTTAAGTGAGTCTCTACATCATCCATGTTAAGGAATGTAGCTCTCATACCAGTAATCTGATTACCTACACCAACAGCATACATAGATGGACTATCTGATGCCATAGCTCCAGCAACATCAAATGAACTACTTGCTGTTCTTTCTATGCTGTTTCTAGGTATAAGTAGTCTAAGTATTGGAAGTAAATGTATTAGCTTCTTTACGAACTGCGTGAAGTTTGATGCTCTACCAGAGCCAGCAGATACAACAAGGATGTGTTCATTTGGATTACGAAGGTATCTATGACTATCATACAGCTGAGACATAAGAGACTTTGCTATACCCCTCATAGCCCATACTAAACGGTGTGGATTAGAACTATCTGCTACATACCTAGCTATCTCATACTGTGCTCTACTTGGTCGAGGTAGTCCTAGATATGCAAAGGCATAAGTAACATATATAAGGAATCTATCTTCCAGTAATTCATCAGGAAAATATTTATCATCTTCATATATCCTACCCCACTTAGGAGTAGTAAAATATTCTATTAATTCTTGGTCTGTTGCTATTGATAGTTCTTCATTTGTCACTTGCTATTTCTCCTAGCTTCTGCCTCTTTAACTCTTTTCTTTATGTCATCTTCTACACTACTCTTCGGCTTCTCAGCTACTTGATTATTCTTAGCAAGATAGTTACTGAGTGTAGCTAAGTCAGCTAACTCCTCAGTTGTATCTGTTTCCATAATCTTTATCATCTTATCTAGCAGTAAGTCATCTAAGTGTTTTAACTTTTCTTGCTTATTCATCTATTATAGCTCCCAGAACTGAGTGTTGCACTTTAGATACTTGTGAAGTAAGTTCAAAGACAACTGGATTTGATGCACCACCAGCCATTGATATTGGTTGCAGTAGTGGAGTATTAAGAATTGAGTATGCAAGTATCTTCTCTTGTGACACATCTTGTTGAGTTATAGCATAT